GACTCTTTGAGGTGCATATTTTTGTGCTAAATAAAAGGATAAACCTGATGCCATACAAGGTATAAATCTATATGGAACATCTGTTGCATCGGTATATGTTCCATCCGCATCCTGAATTCTTTTTACAAAAAAGATATGAATAGCTTTTGATGCATTGGAAGAGTCTGCTGTTGGATAAATAGTTACAGTTGTTTTATCAACAAGTCTTTGAACAAAATATCTAGAAGGGGTTCCTTTAGACAATTTATTAGCGAGTCCAGAATAAGTTGATCTATCTGTTTTTGTTAAAGCAGAATCAGCTTGATCAGTATCTCCTTTATCGGTTCTAAGTGTAGCCTCTAAAACATCTGCTATTCCATAAGTAGATGTTCCACTTGTTCCACCTGCAGTAACAGAACTTGTTGCATCACCTGATGCTCTATAAAAAGTATATTCAGCTTGACCTTCAATAAGATCAATATTGGTGTCGCCTACTTCCCAGTAGTGCAAACCTCTATTACCCCATTCTTGAAAAAGAATGTTTAAAGATCTTCTTGCTGCTCTTAATTGATTTCCTGAAGTTGCTTGTAAGCCAATTCGCTCATAAGATTCTGCAATAATATCATCAACAGCAAATGTCTTGTCGAAAGTGACTGTTCCAGAAGTAGTATTAGCCATATGCTACCTCCTAATATAGCTTCTTAAATTCTGCTACAATCGTATACATATTTCCAGAATCCGCCGCACCTGGAACCACAAAGTTTACATCACTTTGGTTGCTGTTAGAAGATTTATCTGCTGGTATTCCACCGAATTCTCTAAAGTCCCAATATCCTGTTCCTGTTAAACCAAGAACTGGAATATCTCCATCTGAATCTTCTTCATCTAGACGACCATAAGTGTCTCCACCATCACCAGCTACACATGAAAACCAAATTCTTTGTAGATTTAAATGCGCAACTGAATCTCCTGCAGCGTTTGAATCTAATGCTGAAACATCTCCAAAAACTGTTGTTCCACCATTTCCATCTGATTGATTTACTATTTTGATAACAACCCTGACAGCATTTTGCTGTAGAATTGTTGGTCCTGTTACTGTATCTGCCATAATCCCTCCTTAATCAAGATTACTAGATGGGGCCGAACTCCACCCAAAGAGTTAATTTATTTATTATTCAAACAGTAGTCTGCTAATTGTACTATAACTAACGTTTACTGCTGCTGCCGCGCCGTCGCCAGCTTCAATCCCTACGTAAGGAATTAAATTAACGTCGTTTTTCAATGCTGCCCCCTTTTGAGTGTTAGCATTGGAAGCTGTATAATTCGCTGCAATAGTTGCCTGAGTTGTTCCAACTACTTCAGTTGAACCATCAAAAGCCGTTATCGCACTTGTTGTTACACTGTATTGTCTACCATTCACAAAAACAGATGGTTTTCTATCACTATCAATCGAAATTTTTAAATGATAATTTGTATCTGCCGCCACTGTGATACCTAAGTTCGTTAGATAGTCAGTGCCGGTATTAGAATGAATAAAGTACAATGGTGTATAAGTTGACAATACTTGCCCATTCGTTGCATCAGTCGAAAAATAAAAATACGCCTGATCTGCATCCGTTGAGGGAAGTTGATCGTTTGTCAATTTTAAACCAGCCCAAATTTTTTGGTTGTCAATAGCCGAACTTGTTCTGACTAGACCTTCCCATTCAGTTTGGTTTTCAGTACCCCATTTGACACCTGTCCAAGCTGTTTGTCCACTGTCTAAGTGTGGAGCCAAAATTGCTTGGTCTTGGTCAGCACCTGCTGTTGACAGCGTAACTGCTGCAACAGTAGCATTTCTAGTAGCTAGTGCTGTTGTCATGTTAGTTCCCAAAACTTCAAAGTTATTGTTTTTACCTGTTGCTGTTGAACCAGCTTTAAAAACTTTAACTGTTAATGTTCCAGATCCAAGATCTATCGCACCACCTGTAAAGTTTCCTAAAACAACTGTAACTGTGTTTGATGCTGTTACTGATGCCGTTATAGTTAAGTCTGTAACATCAATACTCATTGCTGCTACCACATAGTCTCCTAATGCTGCACCTGTAACTGTCATGTCTTCCGTTTCTTCATTGCCGTCCGCTATGCTGCCCCAGTCTTTTGTTTCTGAGCCTTGTAGGTAAGCGTTAAGAGCTGGAAGTTGATTAAAATACTCATCAAGATAATATCTTCGAGAGTCTTTCAATCCGTCACCGATCGTTCGATCAGAGACTAGTCCTGTGGATGCAGCTTTACTGATAACTTTAAAATTGTTCTCAGATCGTACTGATCCTGTAAATGTTGTGTTTGCCATAATATTCCTCCTAGAATATTTAAATGTAGTCCCTAGGGGATGTCGACTATACGCGTCTACATTTAAGTTTTTTTAAAATTTGTATAGTGAATAAAATATATATGAAATTTGAGTAGAGTGCAAGAGATCCCTGCATAAAAGTACGATTTCAGCGATGTGGCGTTTATCTAAGTTGCCACAGAAACTTCGGGGGCAGAATTTTGAACTGCGTTTTCCACATCTGCAATTCTACGTTCTTCCAGTTTGATCTCAGTAATAATACCTTTAATTGCATTATCAATTTCGACCATGTTGAGAGTATATTTTCCACTTTGCTCATACTCCAACTGCCACCTCAACTCCAAGGACCGTTTTTGTTTGTACAGGTCTTCGGTCATGACTAACCTCCTCATAGGTTATTCTACGGGTATCTCGATACATTCCCGTTGATTCCCACTTTACACTTTTTTCTCCCACTTTGTCAAGTACTGCTTTTTCAATAGAATCAGCATTATCCTCCGCTAAAACCTCAAATTTAGCGTGATAATCGTAGGCCCAAATGTTTACTAGGAATTTTTTCATTTCGATCTTTCTTATTGGTTAAATGTGGCGGTTTTAAGGCCGCCACATTAATTATTTATTACGCACCTGGTGATCCGAAGATACCTCTCCAGTCAGACCAGCCGAAGCTGTATCTTTCTCGAGCTTTGTATCTAACGTTACCAGTTTCAAAATCGCCTTCCATAGCGGTTTTGATTGGTGCTCTAACAAAGTGTTTTAGTCCATTTGGTACATCTGTTTTAATGAACCATGCGTCAGTATCTGTTAAATAGTGATTAACCACATAACCTTGTGGAATCACATTCATAGATACAACAGCACTGATATCATTATCAGCTGTTCCAGTTCTACCGACAGATTTTAATAATCTTTCAGCAGTAAATTGAAGCGCCGCAGGAACAATCATTTTTCTTCCTTGAGCTGCAATTTTTAAACCTCTTTCATCAGTTAGCGCAGCAATGTCAACCATTGCTTGCTCTAATGAAGTTTCGTTTAAGTCTGCTGCTGTTGATAGTTCATTTTGTTCTGTACCAGACACAATTACGTGTGCTGTTGAACAAAGTTCTAAACCATCTCCGCCAGTGTATGAACTGTTAAACGCTCTATTGAGAACGTTTGCTGCTTTAACTTGTTTAGCATTAGCCATTGAACGTGCTAGTGCTTTTGTATAACGAGACGCGAGTCTGTCATATAAATTGTCTTCAATCGCTTCTTCAGTAATTGAAAACGCTAAAGCAAGTGTTTCATGCGTATAACGAGCTGTGAAAGTTTCTTGTGCCGCGTCGTAATAGACACTTTGACCTTCAGGTTTTACAGAAGCATTTCCAAATCCAGATAACATAACTTCTTCTTCAAAAGCTCTGTCTGAATTTTCTGAACTGAAAATTTCTGCGTGTTCGTTAGCGTAGTTTTTGTACTCCAGGCCAAATAGTGCATTTAAACCTGGCTCTAGTTCTTTAACTAGTTGTGCTCTTGATATTGCCATAATTTTATACTCCTATCCGAGTCCTGTTATTAAGTTATATTTATGCTCCCCAGTATTCGCAACTACATAAGCATTTGAATTTGCCGCTGTTAAGTCTTGATTATCGGGATCTTTAGAAGTTCCAATTTGAGTGAACGTTCCACTACCAGTAGTTGTATAACTAGAAGTATCAATTTCTGCACTTGATTGTCCATTAATTGTACTACCGCCTGTACCTACATAATCGTGATTCGCATGAGTGTTATTCACAAGCGTAGCTGTGTCATCATGTTGGCCTTCAAAGATAATTTGAGGGTCTGCATAAACATTAGCAACTATGTCAGAAGCTGTAATACTTCCTGGATAGTATGCTTTCCATGTTGGTTTACTTGTAGTTGGATCTGTATAGAAACAACCGTTAAACACTCCAATGTATTGGACTGCACTAACAGTGCCTAAAGTGATCTGACCACCAGCAACCGCCATGACAGGGGAACCAGTGTAAATTACCTTTGTAAGACCAGAAGCAATTAAATATTCTTCTGTTCTAGGTGTTCCGCCTGATAAATGCCTTACAGCTCTAAAGCCGAAGGCAGCATCTTGGTTTGCCATGTTTATCTCCTTAGTTAATAAAATTTCGTTGGGTAAGAATCGCTAATAAATTAGTCTTTCTTAGTACCACCGAAGGTTACACGGGACTGCCTCTCAGCATTGATCGGCATTCCTGGGTGCTGTTCCTTCATAAGATCGCTTTCAATCGCGTCGTCTTTGTCTTGAGTTATTTTATTAAAATACTCATCGCGCGATTTAACAAGTTCTGTCGATATCCTAGCCAGCAATAGGCCGCCAACTCCAATGACCCCTTTGTATTTTCCTTCGCTCAGTACTGGATAATCTTGACCTGGATATTCATCAGCTCTTACAAGCTCGTATCCTGATCTTAATTTGCCTGCCATGTTCTTTGTATCATCAAAGCCCATTGACTCGGCTCTTATCCACCTATGATGGTATCCATCTGGTGCAAGGGGTGCATCTAAAGATGATGGTGGAGTCCAAACTGTTTTTCGAGAAGTTTTTTCTCTAGTTTGACTCGCACGGGAAGTTTTTATTTTATCTGTACTCATATGCTTTACGCCTCCTTCGTGAATTGTTTTTGTTTCGCATATTCTTCAAGTGGCACACCTAATTTTTTAGCGATTGCTACTTGAGACGATGTGAGTCTCACAGTTTTGCGACCGGGATGAACACTTCGCTTCGCTGAAGCTACTATTTGTGTTCGGTTAGTCGATTCCTGGGACTTAGTATTATCAAATTTATGCGGGAAGTCAAGTCTCATTCGCTTGTCTATCTCAGCATAATATTCTGGTGAATTAGGGTCAAACCCTTCTTGCTCGGTTAGTTTCTTATGGTAATCAAAAGCCGTGTAGGTCATGGCGTTGTCTTTGCCAAACCATTCGTTTTTTGAAGCCCAGTCCTCAGCCTTTGGATCAGGCGGTGGAGTTCTTCCAACTGTATCTTGTAGAGTCGGAGTTCTAACTTCCTGTTCTTTATCCTGAGACTGTCTGTCTTTTAAAGCGTTTAAACGCACTTCTTCAATACCTAACTGTGCAATGGATTTTTGTGCTTCCACTTCAGCATTAATGTCACCGGCTTCTCTTGCCGTTGTCAATTTAGCTTTAGCTGCATCCATTCCAGAGGCTACACGATTCTCTAGAGCCTTCACGTAATTCGGCTCCATTTTTGAAAATCTTGTTTTTAATTGAGAATGCTCGTGCTGAACGCCTTTGGCATAATCGAGAGCAGCTTCTTTTTGCCGTTCTGCTTC